ACCCGGTTGTGTCTCACTGCCGACCTGGATCACACTCGGAGAGGGCTAGAAACACTTGTTACTAGATCCAAGTTCCTTTTGCATCGGTGGCCTCAATTTATAACCACGGAAGACTATCGAACACTGGGATATCTTCGCGTTCTTGCGAGGTCCTTTGACCGTCTGTTCTTGTCACCAATCTCCACAGAATACATTGATCGCAATTTGGCGCAGTACATAATAAGAATGTTCAGTTTTTGGGTGGATCGAAAATCTCGAAATGTTGTCATGACACCACGCATTGATTCATCTGGTAATCGTCTTGTTCCTGAGACAGCGCTCGTCCGTCATTTCCTCAATGGCGGAGAGTGTTTTATCACTCCGTTCCTCCCGGGCGAGAGTGGTAGTGATGCTCAGTGGCGTACAATTGTCTCTGCTGCGATGAGATATTATTCGTTTTCAACTCAGAATAATGTTCTAATCTCTGATACTGGCGGAATTGACGATCGCAACTATAATAGCATTTCGACATTCAGTGCTCACAACGTTATACCCGTCACCTGCAGTATAAAATTCAACGCTGAGATAAATCAGACCGAGTTTGTTATGGTCGAGCGTCCCCTGTGCGACCTTGTCAGGAACTGGGTTGTCAATTTCCCTATCGCCTACCCCCATGCTCGTTACGGGTTTTGTGAATGCACACCCCGTGAGAGTGGCTTGCGTGCGTGTCGTGACCAGCCTGTCACTCCTGCAGAGTTCGAGTGCCTCCGTCATCAAGAGGAGCGTCGACTCCGCCGTGACCCTCATCACTTTGCGGTGCAAGCCTTTGTCTCCGGTTCAGGATACACCGGGACCCTTGAGGCGCTTCAGAATATGCAGCTCAATAAGATGAATCCGAGTGAGAAGTCAGAATATATCACTTGGGCGCTCATTGAGTCCTTCGCTGTAGGCAATGACTATCATCTTACTGCTCCAGTTATGACCTATGATCAGTGTAAGGCACAGACTTTTGACGAGACAAAGAGCGCCGGGTTCTTCAATGTTGCCCAGTACTTCGATGAGGTCGCCGACAAGGTCATTGTCATGACCAACACCTGCAAACAAGGTGAGGCGTGGGTCTATGCGGCAACCCAGGTTGAGGAAATTGCTGAAACAGTTGCAAAAGGCATCAAGAGTTCATATTATGACCGTGACTGGTTTCCAACTTTGGCTGCGAAAATTGCCGTCAAACCGGAGGTTCGCGAGGTGGGCTCCAACGCCACCAAAGTTCGGGTCTTCTTTATTTTGTCCATGATCCGACTTTTTGTGGATAAGATTGTGTTTGGGCCTGTGTTCCCCCAGTTCTATGGTCAAGGGAATGTCGGTATTGGCCATTCGTGGGCGAAGGGAGGTGCACAAGACCTTGCGGAAGCGTTGCAAGCTGAAGATCCACTTACTGCGTGGTTTCTCACAGATGTCGTCAAACTTGACCAATCACTTATGGCGCCTGTTCTTACAGCCATCTTCTCCTTTCCAGCTGTGTTCTATGAGCCGGCAGACACTGAGGCCTATAAGATAATGCGAGCTTTTATGACCTATGCGGCTGATGACGTCGCCGCCACACTCGTCAAATGGACCGGTTTTGATTATCGACTTGTCATTGGGGTTATGTTCTCTGGTCTCTTTGGCACATCGTGGGGTGACACCATTTACGTCGATATTGTCCTCCGGACTCTCAACTATCATATTGAGGATTATCTTGAAGCTAACTCTTATGAGAAGGAGCTTGAAGAATTTCACGCTCACAGGAAACAGTATAAGATTTATGGAGACAACATTGTCATGTCAATGCCTTGGTCTGTTCTACAAATCGTCACCGAATCAAGATGTGACGATGATGGTAATCCCCGATTTAAGTATGGTGTGATCCAGCACCATTTCTCTGAGCGATGGGGGATGGAGATCAAACTCTCTGAGACCTTTATTCACCCCCCCGGCACGTTCTACACCAATGTTATGCATCGCAGGGAAAACGGGGTCGTCTACGACACCCAGATAATTGGGATTCCCGGGGTTAACTACCTAAAACGCTACTTCATTAAGGTGCCGTTAAATGACCAAGGCTTGTTTGTTGTTCTGCCATTTCGTCCAACCGTAGACTACTTTACTAAGAGCATAACAACTGCGTCTAGCATTCTCAAAACAGACACTCTCCGAACCCATATATCCCGATGGACTGGTTTGTTGGTGGATACTGCAGGTACAAATCTCGGAGCATGGAACTTCCTTCAGCACCTGATTCGTGGAATATATGCCCTTCACCATCAGCCAACCCCTGAGTGGTCAGAGATAATGTCAATTGATCTTCTCTGGAACAACGCTGACCTTAATAAGCGTTTTCGTAAGATGGGCTTTGTTCCCGAGGTTGTCCCTTTTCGCAACCGCTCCGATCTCGTGAAGAAATTCGTGCGTCCGAAGTACGTTCACTACTTTGACCCAGTTTACACTTACTGATCCTAAG